TCACGGTAGGGCGCGACCTCACCGTCACAGGGAACGCCACCGTTTCCTCAAACCTCACAGTTACGGGGAATGCCGTCATCTCGGATGACCTCACCGTCACGGAAAACCTTCTCGTCTCTAATAACCTGACCGTCACGGGGAACACATTCTATACAAACCCTGCCTCAGTTCTCGTGGACTCCAACGTGGTGACCGAGTATACGGGACCCCACGATCGACCCCTGCGGAAGTACCCGGAGGTGGCTATGACTATGAATTCTGATAAAGGGTATGTGGTGAGTGCGAGTTCTAGTTTAACATCAACTCCGGCATACTTAGCATTTGATGGGTCTACTGGTTCAACGTGGCACACACAATACCCGTATTATACGGAAAATGGTGGGGTATACGACCCTGGAAATGCTCCGGGTGCTACCGGAACACACAGTGGAACCCTTCCAAGTCACGAACTCGTATCTGGTTACGCAGGTGAATATATAACACTGGGTCTTCCCAACAAAATCAAAATGTCTAAAATTTCGATAAATACACGAGTAGATGCTAGCTTAAATTTGGATCAGACACAGTCTGCCGAGGTAATCGTGGTTGTCGGTTCACATGATGGTTCTACATGGGAATTTGTTGATACACATACCGTAGGCAAATACCCCGATGATAACACTATACCATATACATTTAACGTAAATACAAGTACATATTATGAACATGTCGGTCTTATATGTACGAATACCGGTCCTACTGATTCCGTATATAACACGGCGTGGTCAATATCTAAACTCGCATTCTACGGCTACGAAGAGGGCAGTGGCTCCCTAGACACCACCCTAAAGTCCGTGTATAACGTGCCGGCGACCACGGGAACCCAGTTGGAGGTCTACTATGATGCGAAGGACTTGGCGACGATGCCGAGCACTGTGACCGATCTTTCCCCAAATACGAATGGTGGTTCTGTGACCGGGGTCACTTTGGATGAGACTGGCGGTATTGAATCGTTTAATTTTGATGGGAACGATTATATATCTACGACAGTTACCGGATTCACTGGAACTTCCGTAACTATGTCTGTATGGGTGAATGTAAATTCTATAGATACGTCGCGTATAAATAGTATTGTAGGTCTGGGAACCTATGATACTGGAACTGCTGGAAGTAGTACATGGATAGCGATTGATGGTTCTCAGCGTTTCTATACCGGGTTAGTAGGTTTGGGTCAGACAGTTGAAAATACAAGTGCGTTCACTAACAACTGGGTACATTTAACGGTAATAGTGGGAACGATTGAATTATCGTTATACCAGGATGGACTTCTAATAGGTAAAGTAAACGGTGGAACGTTTAATCTTGGTTCAAACCCCGTACTATATTTAGGCACGAGGTCCGATGGATCTGGAAATCCTGAATCGACCCGTCATTTCAACGGTTCCATCGCGAACTTCCGTCTCTACTCCAAGGCCCTGAACGCCGACCAAGTGAAGGAACTCTACGATTACCAAAAGGATTACTTCTTGGGGTCCAAGTCCCAAGTGACCCTGTACAAGGGACATTTGGGCGTGGGGGTCACCGAACCCTCGGGGCAACTCGAGTTGGCGGGAGATGAGCGGATTCAAGAGTATCCTCCTAGGGCGTTGACGGGCTACGAAACGTTGGTGGAGGGACATGGGGTGTTTACAGCGAGTTCGAGTGATGAGTTCGATACAGCTGGGACATATTCACCGTGGAAGGCATTCACAAAAAACACCACTTCTTATTTCATAACCGACCATTCCCCAGCTACGTATAACGCTGATGGAACACCGACGGCGGCTGCCGGTACATTTGAAGGGGTCTCCGGCTCATGGCTTAAATTAAAACTTCCGTATGATATTTTATTGAAACGTATAAACCTAGCGAGAAGAGCTGATCACGCTGAGTATTTTAGCAATGCTATTTTATATGGAAGTGTAGACGATACTTCTTGGGATGTTTTACATAATATTCAAATGCCGACTTCCTATACGAATGTTGATTTTGAAATCAACGCGACCAAAGTATATAAATATTTCGTTGTTCAGATAACAAAGGGTGCTGGTCTTCCTTACCTAAATATAGGTGAATGGCGTCTCTTTGGCACCCCCGGTCCCACGACCCTCGATAAGGGTTCGCTGACTTTAGGGAGATCCCTCGACGTTCCCCGCATTTCGCGGTACGACGTGGATACGGAAACCCCGAGGTACGAGAAGTTGGTGGTGGATTTCGATACCACCGTCAATTCCACACCCACAGATATCTCGGGGCGGGGGAATCATGGGGCGTTTTACAACGGTGCCTATTACTCCGCAGCGGATAAGGCGTTTAATTTTGATGGGACAGATGATTATATAGAAGCAGCAACAAATCTAGGAAGTGGTAATCAAAATGTGTCATTCAGTATGTGGATAAATACGCATACAGCTTCGAGATGGTTTACATGGTTAGGCAGTGAGGCAGTAGGTGGTGGGATGGGGATGTATAGAGGTTCTTCAACTTATAAAATAGTTGTTCGAAGCGGTACGACGGAAGAGATATCAGCAGGTCCATTAAATACATGGGAACATCTGGTTTTCGTATATGATTCTTCGACGGGTGCATTTAAAGGATATCTAAACGGTGAACCAGGAAATGTCATCGGAAGTTTCATCGATACCGTTGATGTATTTTCCCTGGCAGCTAATCCACCCATAGAAATAGGTGCAAGAACCACGGCAGGCTCTGAGAGATATTTCGATGGCCAAATCTCCAACTTCAAACTCTACAACGTCGCACTCGAACCCTCGGAGGTCAAGAAACTCTACAACCTCGGCCGAACCGGGCGGTCCATGGTCATCAGCGACACGGCCGTCGGTATCGGGAAAGTCCCCGAAGCTCAGTTGGATGTGAGAGGAGACTTACGGGTTGGCGGTCGGTTATTCGCGAGTGTACCTTATTATGCGGCGCGTCAAAGAAATACGAACTCGTACGTATTCGACGAATCAATCGTTTACGATCAATACGTATATACAAATTACCCAGGTTCGTTTGTTGCCAACTCGGCCACAGATGGGTATTATCAACCTCCTATGAACGGTATGTATCAAGTACACATGGAATGTATAGTAAGTGGAAGTGGTAATATTCTTATTCAAAGACGAACGGGGACGACCGTAGACCTTAGTCACGATGAAAGACATGTTAATTATACTCTTAGCGGTTGGATGTCTACGAGTGCCGACGCACTCATCCCTATTACGAATTGTGTAACACAGAATATACGAATATACATCGATGGGACTGGTGGTAACGGTGCATGGCAGTACAATACGTATCACGGGTCGGCGTTTTTCTTATGGGTTTCCGACATTCCCGAAAGGCGTCAGCATCACGTGGCTTAATTTGTGGGTATATATAAATGCAGTTTACGCGAGATATGATGGAAGCCATGTCGGCTTCTTCTGCTGTAAAAGAATTAATTCGGGACAGTCCAGTTAGATTCAGCATAAATAGACCGTATACGTATGAAAATATCCTTTTTCCAGAAGGATATACAAAACCTTCTAAGGAAGCGTACGACGAAGCGTTCCCGCGTCACCTAAAGATAGAATTATTTAAGGAATTCCGCCAAGAACGCAACAGACGGCTCGCCGAGGTGGATTGGGTTTTCTCGACAGATTACCAGATCGAGGATACACTGTATAAAGAATGGCTCGCGTACCGCAGGGCTTTACGTGACCTTCCCTCGGTGACAGAAGATCCAACTACTCCCGTATGGCCGGAAAAACCGGAAACGCCTACGGGTAAAACCGAAGGGATCCAGACCCCACACTTCGTGGCCACGTTAATGACCGAAAACAGTCAGTTACGGTCAAAGATCACAGCGCTCGAGCGTAAATCGACAAAATTCGAGCTCGATATCATCGACATGAAACGACGTATTCAAAAGGTAGAAACTTAGAGAAATGAAACACTCCTTCCATAAGTATGGATAGTTTTATCGAGGGTATAGGTCTCGTGAGTTCCATTTTAATCACGATCATGTTCGTACCCCAAATCGTTCACGTATACAGGACAAAGGATACACACGCACTTAATTATGCATTCTTGGGTATAAACATCATCGCGAGTATTCTCGGTCTCGTGTACTCGATTTATTACACGGTCATTCCCATGATTGTCGCAAACACATCAGCTGGTCTATTTTCCATATCGCTCATCACTATGAAACGATTAAACGGGCTTAAAGAACAGTCACCAGTATAAGATGGGAAGGAGCCTTCCCCGTCTCTCATAGCTCAGTTGGTTAGAGCGTGCGACTGTTAATCGCGAGGTCATCGGTTCGATCCCGGTTGAGAGAGCCCCCCACCTTTTACGTGTGTATCCCACCCGTAAAAGATGTTTACTAATTATAGATGAACCACCACATTCTTACAGGGAAGGTTGATGTCACGAGTAATTTACTCGTCGGGTCATCACACTTGTTTGTGATACGACGAATAACCGGGTCGGTCTTGTCACGAATGATCCACATGCCGGTTTACACGTAAACAGTAACGCGTACGTGAATACCGATTTACGTGTAGGTTCGCAAATCGAAATAAACACAACACCCGGACGCGTGAAAGCTACATCGTTCGAAGGGGACGGATCACTTTTAGTGAACGCTCCCGTCGGGTCACTCGCTGTTCACAGTACGGATACGGGACTACCTGGTACGAACGCTATTGTCACGAACGAGGGAACACCCACGGCCGCAGAGTTTAAATTCGTGATTCCACGAGGTGATGTCGGTGCGACAGGTTCTGCAGCTACGATTGATGACGTAACCGTAACGACCGGAGCCGCAGGATCGGACGCTTCAGTGACAAATTCGGGTACGACTTCCGCTGCGGTTTTTGATTTTACAGTTCCGAGAGGTGACCAGGGTATTCAGGGTATTCAAGGTATTCAAGGTATTCAAGGTATTCAAGGTATTCAGGGTGATGCGGCTACGATTGATGACGTAACAGTAACGACCGGAGCCGCAGGATCGGACGCTTCGGTGACAAATTCGGGTACGACTTCCACTGCCGTTTTTGATTTTATAGTTCCGAGAGGTGACCAGGGTATTCAAGGTATTCAAGGTATTCAAGGTATTCAAGGTATTCAAGGTATTCAGGGTGATGCGGGTACGATTGATGACGTAACAGTAACGACCGGAGCCGCAGGATCGGAAGCTTCGGTGACAAATTCGGGTACGACTTCCGCTGCCGTTTTTGATTTTACAGTTCCGAGAGGTGACCAGGGTATTCAAGGTATTCAAGGTATTCAAGGTGATGCTGCTACGATTAATGACGTAACAGTAACGACCGGAGCCGCAGGATCGGAAGCTTCAGTGACAAATTCGGGTACGACTTCCGCTGCCGTTTTTAATTTTACAATTCCGAGGGGGGCTGACGGAGCTGACGGAGCTGACGGAACGAATTATTTCACTTTAAGTGGAAGTAATATTTACAGGTCTACGGGGAACGTCGGCATCGGGACGACGGATCCCAAAACGAGGTTACATGTTAGTCACGACCTACATCTACAGTCGAGTAGTGAAAGTTGGAACGCAACTGCTGGTAAGGGTTTGTATTTGAGATACAGTACATCGGGTGGTCAGGATGCCGCGTATATACAATCGATTGATCGAACGAATGCCAGTCTTTCATACCCGATGATATTTCAGGGTTCTTCATATCAATTTAGTGTCGGAGACGTCGGCATCGGGAAGACACCAAGTGAAAAACTTCATGTTCATGAAAATCTTTCTACATCTGGTCATCACATCATGGCGAGGATAGGTGGAGACACCTCTTCATATAATACTCTCGTTTTTGGTTCGAAAGAAGGAAGACCTCATATTGGAGGACATAGGGGTGATTTTGGTGCTTGGGCTGACCTATCATTTCAAAATGACCTGATGATTCTTCAACAGAGCACTGATCGTGTCGGCATCGGTGTGAGTGATCCGGATAGTAAATTAGAGGTGAGAGGGAATATACACGCTTCATTCAGTGACACTAACCACGGTATGTTCATAGATGCTGCTGGAACTATTCGACGTGATTACGGGGGGAACGGTGTGGGGCTTCATTTTACCGCTAACCAAATATTTCCAACCAATTATTTAGGTTCTTACAGTGCGGGTGGTATCGACCTCGGAACCTCCACCTACAGATGGAACAATGTATACACAGAGGCTCTGAACGCCTCTGGTAACGTGACAACTGGTCCTATTCTCTATGTGGGAACAAATACGAACAACGAAACCGCTAAAACCATCTATTTCGGTGGAACATATGGGGATAATTCATATGACCATTGTGTCATTGAAAGGAGAATATGGCAAACTGGAACAGAAAAACAAGAACTATTGTTATTTTCAGGGAATGATGGCGAAACTATATCTGGTCCCGATCGTATTAGGTTGAAAGGTGCCCAAATTTTATTTGATACTTTGAATAATAGCACAGATAGGACCACAGAAAACACAAAGATGACTGTTAAATCTGATGGTGTTGTCATCAATTCTGGCACATTGAGAAAACCGGGAAATCCGGGATGTAGAGTCACTATGACTGGTTCACAATTCACTCTTGGTTCTGGATCTGTTTTTCCAATCGTATATAATTCAGAATATCATGACACGGGAAATGATTATAATACATCAACCGGTAAATTTACATGTCCGGTAGCGGGTAAATATTTGTGTATACACATGATGACGACACGTTCGAGCAGAACACGTGTAGCCATATCCGAAGTTAAATTGTATCATAATACAACTGAAACTGCGCGACAGTTTCAGGA